TCTGGAACGAATCAGGACAAGAGGAAAAGAAAGAAGATACAAGTTTTAAGAAGGCTGTTAAGTCAATCCAAGAAAAATTTAAGAATCAGTTGATTGGATACGAGTATATTAGTAAAAAAGGCAAAAAAATTGTGTCTTCAATACAATTACCACTTGGTAGAAAGAAAAAAATAGGTAGATAATGGCAAAAATGAGTAAAACCTTTGTTGCAAGGGAAAAATCTTACAAAAAAACTTCACAAAGTAAGAAAAAGAGAAGTGTAAAGTTTGGATCAATGAATAAATCAAAAAAACGTAGTTGGAAACACTATAACGGTCAAGGAAAATAATGCCTGCTATCTGTAGAGTTGGTGATTCGTTAAGTACAGGTCATGTTTGTACTGGAATTACTACAATTGCATCATCAAACACCGATGGTACTGTAAAAGCAAACGGTATTAACATTATTGTTGTTGGTGCACCTACTGTATCACACCCGTTTCCACCTTTACCTGTATGTCCACCTCATGTAGCAAATTTAAATGCAGGTTCATCTACTGTAAGGGTAAATAGTATACCTGTTGGAAGAATAACTGATAGTGCTGATGCTGGTGCTATGATTTCAGGTTCTTTAAATGTATTCGCAGGATAGATATAAATAGTTACATGGCAAATTACGATGCTTCAACTACTAACAATTCAAAAAGGTCTACAAGAATCTTTAGTGACCTTAATTTGAATTTTACTAAAAATCCTGCTACAAAAGATGTGGCAAGATTAACGGATGTAGAAGCAGTAAAAAGAAGTGTTAGAAATTTAGTTTTAACAAATCGTTTTGAAAGACCTTTTCATCCAGAAATTGGTAGTTCAGTAAGAGAATTGTTATTTGAAAATATTTCACCACTTACAGCAGTTTTATTAAAAGATAGAATTGCTGAAGTTATTAATAACTTTGAACCAAGAGCAGGATTAGTTGATGTAAATGTAAATGACCGACCAGATAGAAATGAATATGTGGTTTCAGTTTCCTTTTATGTTTTAAATTCTCCTGAACCAACAGACATAACAGTTTATTTACAAAGGTTAAGATAAAATGGCAAGTCACAAATTAAATATTTCACAATTAGATTTTGATTCTATTAAAGCAAATCTAAAAACATTCTTATCTAATCAAAGTCAATTTAAAGATTATGATTTTGAAGGTTCTGGTATGTCCGTTCTTTTGGATTTATTGGCCTACAATACACACTATCTTTCATACAACGCAAACATTTTAGCAAATGAAATGTTTATTGATACTGCTGATTTAAGAAACAGTATTGTATCTTTAGCAAAGGCACTAGGTTATACACCTAACTCACCAACAGCAGCTTACGCTGATATTAATTTAGTTGTTAACAATGCCACTGGTGCTAGTTTAACATTGGATACTGGAACTAGATTTACAACTTCAATAGATGGATCAACTTATTCATTTGTAACAATTGATGACCATACAATTACTCCAGTAGATGGTGTTTACACTTTTTCAAATATAAAAATTTACGAAGGTACATACATTACCTTTTCTTATACAAATAATTCTGGTGATGTTGACCAAAGATTTATTATACCATCAGCAAATGCTGATTTATCTACTTTAAAAGTTACAGTACAAAATAGTGCTGGCGATACAACAACATCAACATATACGAAAGCAACTTCAATAACTGAATTAAACGGTAACTCAAAAGTATATTTTTTACAAGAGGCAGAGGATGGAAAATTTGAGATATATTTTGGTGACGGTGTTATTGGTAAATCACTTGACGATGGTAATATTGTAAGATTAAAATATGTGGTAACAAATAAAACTGCTGCCAATGGTGCAAGTTCATTTACACTTGCTGGTAATATTGAAGGATTTAGTGATGTTACTTTAACAGTTAACTCAAATGCAGCTAACGGTGCAGACGCTGAATCAAATGCAAGTATAAAATTTAATGCACCAAAATCATATGCAGCTCAAGACCGTGCTGTAACAATAGAAGATTACAAAGCAAAAGTTAGAGAGATATATGCCAACACAAAATCAATAAGTGCTTGGGGTGGTGAAGATGCTGAAACACCTTCTTATGGACGTGTTTTTATTTCAATCAATCCAAAATCAGGTTCTAACTTAACTGAAACTACAAAAAATAGTATTGTTACTGAATTAAAAAGATTTTCTGTGGCGTCGGTAACTCCAGTAATTGTTGATCCTGAAACTACATCTTTACTTTTAACTTCAACAGTTATGTATGATGAAAAGTCAACAACAAAAACAGCTGCAACTTTAAAAACAGATGTTACAAATGCTTTAACAAACTATAATGATAATACATTAAATCAGTTTGATAATATTTTTAGATACTCAAAAGCTTTAGAATTGATTGACGATGCTGACTCAAGTATTTTATCAAACATTACAACATTGAGAATACGAAAACCATTTACACCAACTACAGGTAGTTCTACAAACTATACAGTTTATTTTTCTAATCCTTTGTATAATCCACATACAGGACATAAGTCTGCTGAAGGTGGTATTTTAAGTTCTACTGGTTTTAAAGTTGATGGAGACACAACAAACATTTATTTCTATGATGACGATGGTTCTGGCAATTTAAGAAGATATTATCTTGTTGGTTCAGTTAGAACCTATGTTGATAATAGTGCTGGTACAATTAACTATGCAACTGGTCAAGTTGATATAAATTCAGTTAATATTTCTTCAATAGAAAATATTAGAGGTTCTGCTTCAACTGTAATTGAATTAACGGTACAACCAAACTCAAATGATATTGTACCTGTTAGAAATCAAATTTTAAACATAGATGTTGCTAACAGCACGATTACAGTTACACCTGATACATTAGTTGGTGGTTCTGCTAACGCTGGTGTTGGTTACACAACAACATCAAGTTACAGTACCTAATGGCCGATTTTAAAGACAAACTATCCCATCTTATAAGTCAACAAGCACCAGACTTTGTGCTTGAAGACCATCCATACTTTTTAGAGTTTGTAAAAGAGTATTATAAATTTTTAGAGTCAGCGGAAATGACTTTAACTGATATTGGTGATCCAGACCATATTCAACTTGAAACTCAAACTGCTACAAATAACTTTTTACAGTTAAGTGGTACAAATCAACAAAAAGATGATAGTGGTGATAGAATACTTTTAGAAGATACAAGTTACGGTGATTTTATCAACGGTGAAACCATTACAGGTCAAACTTCAGGTGCGACAGCAACTGTATTAGTAGAAGATAATGATGGTGGTTCTCGTTTATTTGTAAGTCATCAAAACAAATTTGAAATAGGTGAGTTAATTATTGGTTCAACTTCAGGTGCCGAAGCAACGATTGCTACATACAAAGCAAATCCAGTTCAAAACATACAACAACTTTTAGATTATCCTGATCCAGATAAAACTATTCAAAGTTTTTTAACAAAATTTAGAAATGCGTTTTTACAATCTATACCTGATAGTTTAGAAACAGGTGTAGATAAAAGAAAACTTATTAAAAATATCAAATCACTTTATCGTGCAAAAGGTACAAAACGTGCAAGTGAAATATTTTTTAAACTACTATTTAATGAAAATGCTGAAATAAGATTTCCAAAAGAAAACATATTAAGAGCTTCTGATGGTAAATGGGATACAGAAAGAGTTATAAGATGTTTAGAAGTGGGAACATCAAATGCTACACATTTAATAGGTCAAGTTATTACACAAGCAAACATACCTGGCGATGGTTCTGTAAATGAGGCCACTGCTATTGTAGAAAATGTTTTTAAATATGAAATAGGTGGTGAAACAGTTGTCGAATTAGTTTTAGGTGAAAGTTCTATTACAGGTACTTTTATTACAGGACAAAATATAACAGGTACAGATAATACAGATGAAGATATTTTAGTTACTTGTACAATTCAAGGTATTATAGCAACAAAAACAATTACAAATGATGGTGCATTTTATAATCAAGGTGATACTGTAAATATTGCTGGTGGTGGTAATGATGCTATCATACAAGTTGACACCATTGGTTCAGGTTCAATTTCTGAAATAATTATTAATAGTGGAGGAACAGGATACGAAATTGGTGATACGGTTAACTTTAGTACAGGTAACGCAATCGCAAAAGTTTCAGTAGTTAATGGTGGTATTGCACCTGAAGATGCTACAGGTTTTAATTTTTTACTAGAAGATAATTTGGGTAAATTATTACAAGAAACTTCTTTTGAAGGCATTAACGCATTTAGATTAGAAGACGGTGATATTGACGAAATGATATTACTAGAAGACGGTAGTTTACTATTACAAGAAGAAAATACAGATGCGGCTGAAGTTGAAATTTATGATTACTTTACACAAGAAGGAACATTTACAGCTAACGAAGACCATATTGTTTTAGAAGATGAAACATTAAGAGGTGATCCTTATACAGGAAATAAAATTGTACAAGAAGTTTATAAGGACGATGGATTGGGTGGTGCCGAAGCAAACACAGGAGATATTACAGATGTCAGATTGATTTATGAAGGTAATGGTTATACATCTTTACCAACTTTAACAATTACATCTTCAGGTGGTTCTAGTGCTTCTATATTTGCAAATAGTAATGATATTGGAAGAGTATTAAATTTAAAAACTATTGAGTTGGGTTCTAACTATGATGATAGTCCAAGTCCACCAACATTAACTTTACCAACATATTTACTTTTAACAAATCGTTCAGGAAGTTTTATTGTAGGTGAAACTATTACAGGCTTAGACTCAAGTTCAGAAGCTGTAACAGCAACCGTTGTTTCTTTTGATACAGATACAAGTATTTTAAAATGTTCTGGTGCAACTGGAACATTTGCTGAAAGCACAACGATTACAGGCGGCACATCTTTTCAAACAGCAAACGTTTATAAAAATGACCAAGCAACTGCTACATCAACTGTAAATGCTATTGCAACAACAGATGGAAGATTTATAAATCAGGATGGTTGGATATCTGAAACATCAATGAGAATACAAGATAGTTTATTGTACCAAGATTATTCTTACATAGTAAGAGTTGGACGTTCAATTAACGACTGGAGAGATACCTATACTCAAACACTTCACTCTGCTGGTTTTTACTTTCAAGGAGAAGTTACTATTGAAACACAAATTTCAGCAAGAATTAAAGATGTAACAGGAATTAATACAAGTGTAACAGAAGAAATATTTGGAGTTTATAAAACAATTTTCTCAACTGTGTTTAGAAGAAAACTTGGAACTACAACTGATGGTACAACACTAACATCTAATCCTGAATTAGGAGTTAATCCAGATTTTGATGTAAGTACATCATTAGGATTTTTATCAACAACAAGAGATTTAACACTTACAGGTGCATACAAACTTATATTTGAAAGTACACCTAAACTTACAATACGAGGTGATACAACAAAATTTGGGTATGCTGTTGCAGGCCCTCGTATGAGAAATATTAACAGATTATGGTATATACATAGTGGTAGTTCAATACCACAAACAACTGCTGTTGGGGCAGACTCAACAACAGCAAGTTATATCACCCCTATGACTATGGCAGATTGGGCAAATCATAGAATAATAGGAACACAAACAGATAACGATGGAGAAGTCGTGCAGTATAGAGAAATCAATACTGATAATTTAAAAACATATATTGCCCTACCAACGGAGATTAGTATAAGTTACTAATTTGGTCGTATAAATATAAATAGAATTATTAAAGGATTAAGAAATTATGCCA